TTAAGTCTTATTGACGAAGATAACATGGCTACTGATTCTGCAACTCGACCACCTAGTCAGCAATCAGTTAAGGCATATGTAGATGCTACGACTACTATAGCTAACGCGGCACTTCCTAAAGCTGGCGGTACAATGACTGGTGCGCTTACTGTACAGGAAAGCGTTACTTTTGAAAGTTCTGGGTCGTCTAAACCAGTATTAACTGTAAAAAACACAAATGCAGATACTACTCCTCCGTCAATAACATTTCAAAAAGATAGTGCCTCTCCAGCCGATAATGACGAAATAGCCAACATTAACTTTTATGGAGATGATGATGGGGGCAATGTAGCGGCGTATGCTAATTTAAAGGTAATTGCGCCAGACGTTTCAGATGGTAGTGAAGATGGTAAAATGACTATAAGAACTATGAAAGCAGGAACACTTACAGATACCTTAGTATTAGAAAGTGGTACGACTACTGTTTCTGAAACTCTTGCACTAAGTGATAATGTTAAAGCATTATTTGGTACTGGTTCTGATTTAGAAATATTCCATGATGGGTCTAATTCCAAAATAGTTGATGCTGGTACAGGTGACTTGTTAATAGCAGCCGACAACAATATTACATTTACTAATGCCGCTGTAAGCGAAAACAAAGCTATCTTTACAACAAATGGTGCAGTAACTCTCTACTATGACAATTCCGCCAAATTTGTCACCACAGCTACAGGCATTGCAGTCACAGGAACAGCCGTTGCTACAACAGACACAGACACAAGTAACACAGGTAACGTCACACTAGACTTTGCCGCAAATCAAAACTTTGTACTTACACTCACAGGTAATACTACCTTAGTTAATCCAAGCACTGAGCAAGTAGGACAGTCAGGGTTTATCACACTCATACAAGATGGAACTGGTGGACGGACACTATCTCTAGGCACAGACTATGAAACCGCAGGGGGTGCTGGCATAACGCTTACCTCAACAGCTTCAGCTACTGATATAGTGCCTTATGTCGTAGCAGCAGCAGGGCGAATACTGCTTGGCGCACCTCAGTTGGCGTTTTCATAATGAGTGGCCCTTTTGGTTCTTCACAATGGATGTATAATGCATCTAGTGGGTTGTATGGTCACACAATAGACCAATCTTGTAGGTTTGAAGATGCTTTTTTAACTAGAACACACGGTAGTGCTGGTAATAGAAGAACGTGGACATTTAGTGTTTGGGTTAAACGTGGAAAACTAGGCGTTCAACAAAATATTTATAATCCTCACGATGGTGGTAATGAAAGTCAAATGCACTTTCTTTCTGATGATGTATTTAGAATCTATGATGCTGGTGCTTTAGGATTAAATGCTAGAACGACTATGAAATTTAGAGACACAAGTGCTTGGTATCATATTGTTGTTAGAATAGACACAACTAATGGAACTGCGGCAAACAGAGTTCGTGTTTATGTTAATGGTGTTGAGCAGACATTAAGTAATGGCGGTTACGGTACGGCTGAACCTTCCCAAAATTATGACACTGAATGGAATATGGCTACTCTTCACGCTCTTGGTACTTATGCAACTACTACAGCAAACTTTAGGTATTTTGGTTATATGGCTGAAGTTAATATGATTGATGGTACTTCATTAGGTCCAGATAGTTTTGGTGAAACTAAAAATGACATATGGATTCCTAAAGATACTTCTGGATTAACTTTTGGTACTAATGGTTTTAGGATGAAGTTTCAAGATTCTAGTGCATTAGGAGATGACACTTCTGGTAATGGAACTGATTTTGCTTCAACTGGACTAGCCGCTACGGACCAAGTTCCTGACAGCCCTACAAATAACTTTTGTTTGCCAAATCCATTAAACAAATCAGACGATATTGTATTTTCTGAAGGTAATACAAAAGCTGTATTTTCTACATTCTCTCAATCGCCAAATGGAACTATAGGAGCTAGGTCTGGCAAATGGTACTATGAAGTAAAAATGGATAGCACTCACGCAAGAATGGGTTTTTGTGAAAGTCATTGTCCACAAGGTGATGCTGACACAAGCACAACTTTCCCACTATATGCTGTGTACAGTAACGGAAGTAATGGTTTAACAGTTTATAATAGTGTAACTGCAAAATCATCTACTGCTAATAGTGGTTACACAAGTTTTTCTGGAGGCGACACACTAGGTCTTGCTTTAGATATTGATAATGGCAAATTTTATGCACACCTAAATGGTACTTATTATAATTCTGGCGACCCAGCTAATGGTACAGGAGCTTTAGTTACTGGCATTACTGCACAAAAAGGTGGTATATTTTTACCTTACTTAAACGTAGGTACAAGTGCTTCAAGAACTTTTGAATTCAATTTTGGTGCGCCATCTCACGCTATATCGTCAGGAAACGCAGATGGAAATGGTCACGGGAACTTTGAGTACGCTGTACCTACTGGTTTTTTATCTCTATGCACAGCTAATATGCCTGACCCAGTTGAAACAATAGACCCTAACAAAGGTGGTTCTCCTAAAGATTATTTTAATACTGTGCTTTGGACTGGTAATGGAACAGATGACACAAGTATTACAGGAGTAGGATTCCAACCTGATTGGGTTTGGGTAAAACCTAGAAGTGAGGCAGATAACCATTATCTTCAAGATTCTGTTCGTGGAGTTACTAAACAATTAAACACTAATCTCACTGGTGCTGAAACAAGTTTTACAAATGGTGTTAAATCTTTTGATAGTGATGGATTTACGGTAGGTACGTCTCAGTGGGCTAATGGCAATTCGAAAACAAAAGTAGCGTGGAACTGGAAAGCTAACGGTTCTGGTAGTTCTAACACTGATGGTGCAATAAATACTACATCTACATCTGTAGCAACTCACGGTGGATTTTCAATATCAACTTATACTGGTACTGGTAGTTCAACTACAGTGGGTCACGGTCTTGGGGGCGTACCTGATTTAATTATTATTAAACGTAGGAATAGTGCTAGAGAGTGGTATGTTTATAACTCTATTAATGCTGGAGACGGATACTTATATTTACAATCAACTGCGGCTTTAAATACTGATTCTAACCGACACGATAGGATTGGTAATGGAAGTGCTTATGTTGCTCCCACATCTACTTTAATTACGTTAGGTACATCAGGCGATGTTAATGGTAGCAGTGATACTTACGTTATGTATTGTTTTAGAAACATAGACGGTTTTTCAAAGATTGGACAATACACTGGGAATGATAATGCAGATGGCACGTTTGTTTACACAGGGTTTAGGCCAGCTTTTGTATTAATTAAACGCACTGATGGTACAACAGATTGGACAATACACGATAATAAAAGAAGTCCTTTTAATCTTGTTGATGATATGTTGCGTCCAAATTTAAGTAATGCAGAAGCAGTAAGTTCAACAAACTCATTTGATTTTGTTTCCAATGGATTTAAAACTAGAGGTACTGGTGGAACTGTAAACAGTGGCAATTTAATATATATGGCTTTTGCCGAACAACCTTTTAAATACGCAAACGCAAGATAGGAGATTAATATGCCTTGGAAACTAAGTGGAACTATAATTAAAGAAGGTCGGTCTTGGGTAGATGCTAGTGGAATTAGACACCCCACTAACTGGATACAATGGACTGATACTGAGAAAGAAGCAGTTGGCCTAGCTTGGACTGACCCAGTTGCTCCGCACGATAACAGGTTTTATCATGGTCGAGATGGTAGTGGTAATTTAATTGCTAAATCATTAACAGATGTAAATGAAGTTGATAGTGATGGCAATCCTATTAACGATGAAGATGGAAATCAACTCGTTACTTTAGGTCTAAAGAGTGCAGCTATACAGGTCATTGATAGACAAGCGCGTAGCTATTTAGCTGAACATGATTGGTACGTTACTCGTAACGCAGAGAAATCAACAGCTATACCTAGTACAGTTACTACATATAGAGATGCGGTGCGCTCTGCTCACACCACAATTAAAGGTAAGATAAATGGTGCGGCTAATCTTAATGCTTTCATTGCTTTGTATACTACGCCTGTTGATAGCGATGGTAAACCAACTGGGAATGCACCTATAGTAGATTGGCCTAATGCAATTTAAATTATTATATATAGTTTTGCTGTTCTTAGTAACGGCAGGAGGGGCTATTTCTGCTGACTCCAATACTGTCTCCTCAACGGTTGTCACTGACAAGGCTCCTCCAACAGCTTCAGCACCGTCCGTTGTAGTAAACAATACAGATGTCTGTAAGTCAGGCGCATCTGCTTCTATACAAACACAAATACTAGGCATAGCTAGCGGTATTGCTATCTCTGATTTAAACTGTGAACGTTTAAAACTATCTAGGTCATTGTATGCAATGGGTATGAAAGTTGCAGCTGTATCTACGCTATGCCAAGACTACCGTGTCTTCGATGCTATGGCTATGTCAAATACATTTTGTCCTTTTATGGGGCAGATAGGTGCTGATGCACAGCAAGCATGGGAAAAAAATTGGGAGTTAATTCCAGAAGGTTCTACGATTAAAGATTTATATATACCACCTCCAACAAAGAGAATTAAAAGTGACACACCTATTCAACTTGAGCCTAAAAACGGCATCATTGGTTTTCTTCTGGCTCTTCTTATCTTATAGAGTTGCGGCCGATGTTTCTACCTGTCCTACCAACGTAGTTGGTTTGTGTGACCCATCTGTTATTGAGAGTGTTGTATCTGAAACTGTAACTGAAAGCTTCAATGAGGCTAATGGTATTACAACTGTCGAGACTACAACCAATACAGTTACTACAACTACTATCTCAAACGCTGACACAGGCGATATACTCGCTTCTGGGTCGGGGTTTGTTAGTTCTACTAAGGAAGGTGACATGGATTCTGATTGGGGTGGTCAGGGGCCAGCTTCTATGCCTAGCGGAAATTCATGTGGTGAGTTAGGTCCAGACAAATGTGCTATGATTACTGGTAGTGGCAATACTACAAGTACAATGGGTGTTGCTGGTATGGGTACTACGTTTACGAACACAATAAATCTAGCTAGTTTAAATATAGATAAGGGTGGTCGAACTAATTACACAATTAAAGTTAACAAAGAAGATGCTAGTGATAGAATTTATATGCACATTACTGGCTATGATGGAAGCACTTCTACTTTTAATGGTACTGATATTCTTTCTGAATCTGGGGTTAATAGTGGGTTTGCTTCTTACACTGGTGGTTTTAATTTTGGTGGTAATCTAACTAGTTTAATTGTTGAGATAGGTGGTCGGGATATTAACTTAGCTGTTGGCCCAATGTTCGATGACGTTACTGTTAATGTACTTTACAATGTAATTAATACTATTGTTACACAGAACATAACTACAATAGAAACCTTCATCTCTTTAAATCTAGGTGGAGATGATATAACTATAGATATAGCTGAAGATATATTTGAACATAATGATGTCGTTGATGTAGGCGGTGTCATTGTAATTGAACCAATGGAGGGGCCAAGTGATGCGACTTACACTGAGATTGAACTTGAACTGGATACACCAGTTATTGAAACGATTGAGATTAACATGGACACGGAACTCGGAGGGGGAACAGGTGCTGACGTACAATCAGACTCCGTCCTATCTAGCCAAGAAGCCAACCTCGAAGCCGAAATCGAAACCAGCACCGAAACCGAAGAAGTCGTTGAAGCCAAAGTCACCGCCAAAGAAGTAAAAGAAAAAGTAGCTGAAGTTAAGAAGGAAGAACCTGTTAAGAAAGTTGTTGTTAAAAAGAATAACAAAGAACAAAAACAAAAAGTAGCTAACAAGATAGTTAAGAACATGGGTTCAAAAGGTAGGTATGACAATACTAACCAGCTCAAAACACTAATGGTTATGAACGTCCTCGCTGATAACAAGAGTTTCTTTAACAACCAAATAGCTTTAACAGACAATGTACAATTATTTACTAATGACACAATACCAGATGGTATTATTAATGATAACAATGTAGCTTTATACTTGTTACAGTACGGTGCTGATACACAGATGATGGCACTAGTAGATATACAATATAAATAGGAGGTAATATGCCAAAGAAAAAAGGACTATACGCTAACATGAACGCTCGTAAGAAAGCTGGTACATCAAGACCTAAATCTAAAAGTACAGTTACTGACAAAGCTTATGCTAATATGAAAGCTGGGTTTCCTAAAAAGAAACGAGCCTAGTATGTATGAGTATGCTGTAAAGAAAGTAGTCTATGTTGTTGATGGTGACACAGTAGATATAGAAATAGATTTAGGTTTTAGTTTAACTAAGAAAGAGCGTGTGCGTCTAGCTGGAATTGATACACCTGAGAGTAGAACACGCAACTTAGAAGAGAAAGAGTTAGGCTTAAGAGCTAAAGATTATTTAAAACAAATGTTAAAAGACTCTAAGAATTTAAAAGTACAGACATCTAAAGATGGTAAGTATGGTAGAATGTTGGGTTGGTTCTTTGAGAATGATTTAAATATTAATTTAGATATGGTTGAGAATGGTCATGCTTGGGCATACGATGGTGGTACTAAGATTAAAAACCTACAAGATTTAATTTCAATACAGGAACAAAGTAATGAGTCTACTTAAGAAACATAAGAATCCTAAAGGTGGATTAAATGCAGCTGGTCGCGCTCATTTTAAAAAAACAGAGGGTGCTAACTTAAAAGCACCTGTTAAGAAAGGTACTAATCCAAGGCGTGTAAGTTTTGCAGCTAGATTTGCTGGCATGAAAGGACCAATGAAAGATGAGAAAGGTAGACCTACTCGTAAAGCATTGGCATTAAAAGCCTGGGGATTTGGCAGCGTTGCAGCTGCGCGTTCGTTTGCAGCTAATAATAAGAAGAGTTAGGTATGGCAGAGGTTGAGTTTGCAGGGGTAAAGTTTACTGGCGGTAGGATGGTTGCTCTGATTGTAAGCTTAAGTACGCTTGGTGGTGGTGCGTATGGTGTGTTCGAGGCATACAAACAATTTACTGACATGCAAACTGCTATCTCTGAGTATGTAAGTCCTGACTTATCCCACATAGATAATCATATGACGTTGGTATCGGGTGAGCTGGGTGTGATTGAGGCTGAGTTTGTTGCGTTGAAAGAGGCAGATACGTTAATGAACGAGCTAGTTAGAGAGCAAGTTAATTCTATTAAGAGTACAGTAGCTGAGTTGCAAACACAGATACACGACCTAAAGATAGAACAGAAGGTTGACCTCTCTGATATGTCTGCACGATTAGATAAGGATATAGAAAAGCAATCGAACAAACTAACAACAAGTATTGAGCAAGTTACTAAAGACTTAAACAAAGTAATTAAATCTACTGACGACCAAGAGAATAGAAACAGGTCAAGCATTAGAGATACAGACCTACTGTTACGCGGTAATGTTAAAACAATTAGAGATATTATCTCATCGTTTGAAATTAGAATGGATGCAAAGCTAACTAAACTTGATGAAAAAATTGACACTCTCGAAGAAAACCTAGATAAGAAAATACAAAGAGCATTAATTAATCCATTACTAGGAGGATAGTATGGGACTATTAAGTACACTTGTTGGGCCAGTCACTGGTATCTTAGATAAATTCATAGAAGACAAAGACCAGAAAGCTTTACTTGCACATGAGATTAGCACGATGGCCGAATCCCATGCGCAAGAAGCACTGCTCGCCCAGTTAGAAATTAATAAACAAGATGCAAAAGGTAACTGGTTTCAATCTAGTTGGCGACCAGCTACTGCTTGGGTATGTGTTCTTGGATTCCTTGTAAATTTTTTGGTGTCACCGTTATGCGCTGGGTTTGGTATTGATATACCTCAAGCGGATACAGGTACAATGTTACCTGTGTTGATGGGGATGCTTGGGCTTGGTGGTTTAAGAAGCTTTGAGAAAACAAAAGGATTAAATAAATGAGTGAATTTAAATTATCGAATAGAAGTCTAGCTAATCTTGAGGGTGTGAACTCTAAGTTGGTGGCGTTAGTTAAGATGGCGATTGCTGAAACCAAGGTAGATTTTGCTGTGATATGTGGGATGCGTACTATTGATGAGCAAAGAGAATTGTTTGAGAAGGGTGCATCAAAGACAATGGAGAGTAAACATTTGCAGGGGTTGGCTGTTGACCTGATGGCTTACATTGGTTCTCGAGCGTCTTGGGAATTAAATCTGTATGACGATATAGCTGATGGTATGAAGAGAGCAGCAGTGTTAGTCGATGTGCCGCTTCGCTGGGGGGCGGCTTGGCACATCGACAATATTGCTGAGTATAAGGGTTCAATGCAAGATGCTATGAATGATTATGTAGATTTGCGTAGGTTTCAGGGTCGTCGTCCTTTTATAGATGGCCCCCACTTTGAATTAGGATAGCCATATTCAGTAACTATCTTATGTATTCTTGACCTACTTAGTTTAAATAGTTTTCCTACTTCCTCCAGAGTAGGTCTGCCCCCACAATGGGGGCAGTTTTCTAAGTAGGTTTTGCAAATCAATTCATTGCGTTCCTTTTCTTGTTTGTAACCCATTAGAACGGTATCGAGTCATCATCACCTAATGCATTAGATACGCTAGATTTAGGTGTGACTTGCGTGCGGTCGGTAACTTGTACGCTAATCATATTAAGTCCAGCGTCTGTAGTTTTTTTCCAAGCTGCAACTTTTTTGTTCTCAACGAAAGCACCTGTGTTATCTAATGGCCCTGAGTAATTAGGTTTGCCATTAGTAACATCCTCTTGCTCAAACATTATGCCCATCTTCTGGTATATTTTAAGCACACGTTGCCCTGATTTAGTAGTAGCAGCTACATAGATAACATCGTTGTCGAGTCCATCGACATTAATCTTCCCTGTTAGTACCATCTTCTCTTCGTCGTAGGGTGGGAATCCAGCACCTCGATTAGTGTTGTCATACTCTGACATTTAAAAGTCTCCTTCTGGTTTAGATTTAGGTTTGATAGGTGTGTGTTTAGCTGGTGTTTTACTAGCCTCGTTACCGTCATCATCTTCTGGTGCAATGCCAGCCATTTGCAATAGACCATAACGTCGAGCGTAAGTAATAGCTGACCCTAGCCCTTGCATAGTTTGTTTCTCTATAACTAGGTAGACTTTAGATTGGAAAGCCATACCTGTTACATGAGTAATGTTAGTACTAACAAAGTCACCGTACTCGTCACGACCTGATGGTTGTGTAACAGTAAAGCCATTGTCATTAAATGGCTTAAGACACGCATCATACACATTACCTAGGTCAGCATAGCTGCTGCGGAAATGTGGGTTGGTTGAGTTCTTAATAGCTTTACCCATTGCTTGTTGCGCTCTGACATAATCGTCAATAGCGACTTGCTTCTCACTTTTAGTTGCCATCTTATGTTCTCCTTTTGATGGTTATTGCTCCACGCTTATTGCGCTTCACGGTTATGTAGTCATTATAGACTTCGCGTTCATTAGGTTTTATTATTTCTTTGAGTCCTTTCTTTGCATTTTCGTATGTCTCAGCTGAACTTTTGTTAGCTGTAAAATCACTAGCTAACATACCGAAATGATTATCGAGTGTAGCATCACGTTTAACCATGCTGTCTACAGGTATAGCATCTGTTAATTTTTTATTATCAACTTCAAAATCGTGAGGCTCTTTATTATGATGTACATGAGCCCAGAAATCTAAGACTTCTTTTCTCATTACTCTAATATACTCATCGTCTCTAGCTATAGCTGTTGCTTGATGCTTAGAGTTACCAAAGATAACAGAGAATATACACAAATCCATGTCAGCTAATTCTAGGTAGCATTGTATTTGTGGCATATAATACTCTACTTGTTTATCCATAGTAGTAAATGCATTGGTATGTTTGCACTCGATGATTGCTTTTTCACCTTGGTCATTGATACCTATAGCATCTATTGTACCTTGCATTGGTGCTATAATTTTATTTGATATAACATCTGATGCATCATGACTGTTAGTATTACTCCAGCCTTTAGCATAAGGTGCTTGATTTTCTGATGCACTCCAGCCAGTTTCTTTTTCTAACCAATATAAATTAAATGGTTCAGTAAAACTACCTAGTTCTACTTGTATTAAATGTGATAAATCCTCAGGTTGTTTGCGACCTGTTTTGATTTCCCATAGCTCATACCATTGTCCGTCCATAATCTTGACGCAATCAGAGCCGCCTATAAATCCAGTTCTTTTCATAATGTGTTCTCCTTGTTTCCATTATATACTAGTTGTCAACAACATCAACCTCATATTTTTTAAGGTCTTGGTTTGTAAGGTTGGTAGCAGCTAAAAGTTTACTGCGCATAATACCATTTTTAATATAGCTTTCTGCTATTGGTTCACCATTACGCACACGTTTCTCCATTATCTTATAGGTATCTAGTTGATAAATTTCTGTTGGGTCTACTGGTACATCTGGTGCAGATTTTTTGGTGCAATCAATAAATGTTTTAACAGTAGGCCAAGTACGTGCGCCATGATTGGCGCGTATCTTAGACTCGACACGCTCGAGCAACGAGTTGAGTTGCTCTTGTGTTACATGAGCCGCGATATTTGCGTTCACATCTTTGACAATAAATGTCAGTTCTTCTCTAAGAGAGTCATCATCCATCCTAGATGGTGGCTCATACCTCTTGAGAAGCCCCTGTACCCACCGTCCGATGGTATTTGTACGCTCAGTATAGTTCATGCAATTACTCCTCTCTATGAAGCTGTTTAAGGGGCAAAGGAAAACTAAGAATATTATCTAATCTTTCTTTGTTTGTCTCTTCGCGTAAGTCATCGATGTCATCTTCCCATCTTTCTCCGTTTAACCAAGTAGATGCATGGGGTATGTACTTCTTAGGTGTGCCATTAGATTTGATTGCTTTAGCAAATTCTTGCGCTGCTATTATGATGTCATACTTGTCGGCTATCTTGCATGCATTATAAAAAGCATAACGTGCTGTCTTCTTTTGCACACGCTTGGGATATGCTTGCCAAAATCTATGGAAGTCTAACTCATCAGGTGACTGTGTGTCACCCAAAGAGTTAAGTTCTTTATTGTTATAACTAATAAGGTTACTCTCTTTGTGTGACTGTGTGTCACTACTCTTGTCTTTCATGTGTGTTCTCCAATGGGCAAGTGAGGTCGTAAAGTGTGGTGTTGCCCTTGCATCCACGCTCTCGATGTAAAAATTTATTATCTTCTAGGTAGTTAATGCAACGAATAACTGTCCGACTAGATAGTCCTGTTCTCTTTGCTATACCTTGAATAGATGGATAGCATACCCCATCTTCATTCACATAGGAAGCAAGAATAATATAGACATACTTAGCTAGTGCATTATTAACTTGCGTTCTGCAAATATTTAATGCTAGTGTATCGGCATATATTGGACGCCTTTGAATCTCCTTATACATTGATGTGTTCTCCGACCAGTAATGTATAACCCTCGACCTGCCATGAGGTCGGGGGTTTTTTT